GGAGGGCTAAACAATCATGACCGTCCAAAATCTCGGCACAAAAACCACGCTCTTGTCGCTCTCGGCAAGTGATGTGGTGACTGCCACCGCCAACCGCACTGGCGTCGATCTCGTTGATTACGAGGGCGACATCATGGCCGTACTTGATGCTGAAGCCGGTGGCTCTGGCATCACCTACGCCGTGAAGATCCAAGACTCTGCAGACAACAGCACCTTTGGTGATGTTTCTGGTCTGGCCTTCACGACCACGACTGCCAACACCGCACTGACTGAGACCCTTCGCATTAACAGCGATGAGGTCAAGCGTTACATCCGTGCCGTCATCACCGTTGCTGGTGGCACTGGCGCTGGCGCTCTGAGCGTTGTTGCTCTTGGTTCTAAGAAGTACGGCTGATCATGGCACTTGCAGACTTTCTCACTGACGACCTCGCTGTTTTTTTCGACGATCCTTTTGGAGTGTCGGCAACGTCGGGTTCGACGACTGCGAAAGTCTTGCTTGATCAACCCAGTCAAGTCTTGGCCGGTGACATGGTGCTCAGCACTGACTACCAAGTCACCGCCAAGGCTTCTGACTTTGGGACACTGCTGGCAGGAGCCAGCATGACTGTTGATTCAGTCGATTACACCGTCAGAGAAACTCGTCTTGTGGGCGATGGGTTGATCTGTGAAATCTCGCTGCAGAAGACATGACGACGCTGCGGGAAAACATTCTTGACGACATTGTCAGCAGCCTTGCTGGCACAACCAACGTTGGGACGCGCATCTACAGAAGCCGTGTGGTGCCGTTGCAGCGTGGTGAGAGCCCCGCATTAGTTGTTGAAGCGATTAGTGATACGCCTGAGCAGAACACCAGCCTTCCTACTTTGGACTGGTCGCTCACAGTGCGTGTGTCTGTGATCGTGCGTGGCGACAAGCCTGATGAAGTTGCAGACCCGATTGTTGAGAGTCTGCACAGCAAAATTATGGCGGACCTGACGCTTGGCGGATCGGCGATCGACGTACAGCCAGGAACGACAACGTTTGAAATGGTTGACGCTGATCAGCCAGCTGGTGTGATTGGTGTGGAGTATTTAGTGCGCTATCGCACCCGTCTCGCTGACCTGACTCAAGGCCCGTGACTATTATGGGTTCTGATAGTCAACTTGCTGTTCTCAACTGAGGTTTTGACCGATGGCATTAAGAACGAGTCAACGCCTCCTGTTGGCAAAATCTGAAAGCAGCTACGGCAGCGATCCGACCCCAACAGGTTCTGCAAATGCGATTTTGGTTCGCAGCCTTGAGATCAGCCCTTTCCAGTCTGACGTTGTTGAACGTGAGCTGATTCGTGGCTACATGGGCAACTACGAGACCTTGCACGCCAACCAAAGAGTCGAGGTGACTTTTGAGGTTGAGATGGTTGCCTCTGGCGCTGCAGGCACAGCTCCTGCATGGGGGCCAATCATGAAGGCTTGCGGCAACAGTGAGACTGTTGCTAGCAGCACCTCTGTCACCTATGCCCCGGTCAGCAGCTCATTTAGCTCAGTCACCTTGTATTACTACACCGACGGCGTGCGCCATAAGGTGACTGGTGCTCGTGGCTCGTTCTCTATCAGTGCTGAGATCGGCTCAATCCCGACCATCAGTTTCACGATGATCGGCATTTACAACGCACCGGACGACAGCGCCAACCCCACGCCGACTTATGCAAACCAGGCCAAGCCTGTGTTGTTTAAGAACGGCAACACCACTAGCCAGCAGCTGTTCAGCTATGCCGGCGCTGTTCAGTCATTCAGCTTTGATCAAAACAACCAGACCGTTTACCGCGAGCTGGTGGGAGGCACTAAAGAGGTTTTGATTACTGATCGTCGCCCTGGCGGCAGCATCGTGCTTGAGGCCGTGGCAATGGGGACCAAGAACTATTTCACTGCCATCACTGGCACTGCTACTGGAAACAACACATTCCAGCACGGTCAAACCGCTGGCAACAAGTTTACGTTTAGCGCAGCTCAGACTGATTTGTCTTCTGTCAGCTACTCAGATTCTGATGGGATTCAGATGCTGAACTTTGACTACACAGCCACGCCAACAACAGCAGGCAACAATGAATACTCGATTGTTTTAACTTGATGCGCTAGTTTTGGGGTGAATTATTCCTTTTATGGGATTCGTCCTCAAAAAGTCCAACACCTACAAGTGGCCCGTTTCTGTGGATGTCCCTGTTGATGGGGGCAAACACGAGCGGGTCACTTTTGATGTTGAGTTCAAAGACTTGACGCAAAGCCGGCTGCTGGAGATTGCTGAGCTGAGCGGTGAAGGCAATTTGTCTGACGTTGAGATCGCCCGTGAGGTGATGACAGGCTGGGCAGGTGTTGAGGATGAGGACGGCAAAGAGCTGCCTTACAGCATCACCAAGCGCGACGAGCTGCTCGACGTGCCGATGATGGCTAGCGCGATTGCTGGCGCTTATCTGGAAAGCAAGCAGGGAGCCAAGAGAAAAAACTAGAGGAGGCCGTTGAGTATCTATTCAGCGGCCCTGATGACAAGTCAGAGTTGATGGCTGATGCCAAGGCGTTTGGCTTGGCTCTGCCTGAGCCTGATGCGCCTAAGGATTTTGAGGTGTGGCCTGATAACTGGCCTGCTGTTGAGATGTTCTTGCGCTGTCAGACGCAATGGCGCACAACGTCTGCAGGCGTTTGCGGTTTTGACTATGTAGCTCTTGAATGGCTGTTTAGACTGTATGAAGTCGAGGATCAGCCGACCGTGCTTGAGAATTTGCAGGTCATGGAGGCTGCGGCGGTCAAGATCCTGAATAAGGAGAGCAAGTAAATGGCTGCCAAGTTTGGGCTACTGATTGGCGCAAAGGTCACAGGCCACAACGATATAAAAAAGCTCGGCAACTCCATGCAGGGAGTGCAGGGCAAGGCCAAAAACCTTGGCATGGCCGTGCGTGGCGTCGGCGCAGCCTTCAAGGGTCTGTTTGCAATTGCTGCTGTTGGTGGAATTGTCGCCCTTGGCAAAAGCGCGATTGATACTGCTGACGCGTTTGGCAAGCTGAGCACTAGGACAGGCATTGCTGCCGACAAGCTGCTGGCGTATGTCAATGCTGGCAAGCTTGCTGACGTTAGCCAGAGCGATCTAGAGACGGGTCTGCGGACTTTGGCCCGCACGCAGGTCGAGGCGTCGGAGGGTGTTGCAACCTACGCCGACGCATACGCAAAGTTGGGCGTCGCGGTCAAGAACCAAGACGGCACCCTCAAGGACTCTGACCAGCTGCTGTCGGACATTGCAGATCGGTTCCAAGATCTGCCGAACGGCCCTGAGAAGGCAGCTGTTGCCATGGACATTTTCGGCCGCTCTGGCCAAAAGATGATCACGCTGCTAAACGGTGGTTCAGAGGCTCTCGATGAATTTGGGTTTGAGTTAAGCGAGAACTTTGCTCGTAACTCTGAGACGTTCAATGACAACCTCACAAAGGTTGGGATTGAGATGGACCGGCTCAAGATGCAGATCTTGGACGATTTGTTGCCTGGCCTTATTGAGCTTTCAGAAGGATTTATTGATCTGACAAAAACTATTCGTGGAGCGGCAGGGGCTTTTGCCAAGTTCTTTGGGATTGGCGATGACGCCATGATTAGAAAAAATACGCTTCTAATTCAGGGCACTAATAAGGCTTTGGCCCAGTACAGACGCAACCTCAAGGAGCTTAAAGCTGAGACTGGCCCGGATATTTTGGGCCAGAGAGCTGCCGTAATCAGAAACATTGAAGCAACTGTGGCGGAGTTAGAGCGGAAACGCGAAGTTCTTCGCAACGAAATCAATAGAGCAACGAGAGTAAGTGTTGAACCGGCTGCTGTTGTGCCTGAAGTTCGCGAACGTTTCAGACAAATCACTAAGCCTGTAAAGGATGAAAAAGAACAGCCGGAAGAAAAGCAGCAGAAGGTGACAAAGGCAGTAAAGGAAACTAAGGCAGCGACGGTCGAGCTTGACAAGGCAACAGACAAGTACAAGATCACGCTTGATCAAGTCAAAGACGTTCTTGCCAACCAAATCACAAGCGCCATTGAGGGTTTGATTGACGGCACTAAGTCTTTAGGTGAATCGCTATCTGGCTTGCTCAAAACATTTGCCAGCATGTTCCTGCGTTCAGGCATCGGCTCACTGGTCGGTCAAATCTTCCCCAGCGCCAAGGGCAACGTGTTTGCTCAGAACGGCATCGTTCCTTATGCCAAAGGCGGTTACATCGGCAGGCCAACAATGGCGTTGATGGGTGAGGCAGGCCCTGAGGCCGTGCTCCCCTTACGCCGTGGCCGTGGTGGTCGCCTTGGTGTTGAAACCTCAGGTGGTGGCGTTGGCAGCGTGGTTGTGAATGTTGATGCGAGTGGCAGTAGCGTGCAGGGCAATGAGCCTGATGCAAACCAGTTGGGCAGAGTTATTGGCCAAGCTGTGCAGGCTGAGTTAATTAAGCAGAAACGACCTGGAGGACTTCTGACCCGCTAATGGCAACGTTTCCTTCTATTGACCCCAATTTCGGGGCGACTAAGACGAGTCAACCGACTGTGCGCAACGTGCAGTTTGGGGATGGCTACAGCCAACGCTTGCGCTATGGCTTAAACACAGATCTCAAGGTGTGGAATCTGACCTGGGAGAACATCAGCGAGACAGACTCTGACACCATTGAGACGTTCCTTGAGGCACGCGGTGGGGCTGAGCATTTTGATTGGTCGCCACCAGACGACACTGACACTTACAAGTGGATTTGCCAGCAGTGGTCGAAGCAGATGACATCTGCTGGACTTAATCAGCTGACCGCAACGTTCCAGCAAGTTATTGAGCCATGAGCACTGCTTTTGTTGAGCTTCTCAACTCCGGCCCTTTTGCAATCATTGAGCTGTTTGAGTTGAAGCTGTTTCAAGATCTGCACGGCTCTGATGAAGAGTATTACTTCCATGCAGGTCGGAATCGCAAGACGACTGTGCCGACTGATGCAGACGATATTGTCGATGCTTTCTCAATTAAATTTGGCGGCACGCCTTACATCCCTTTGCCTGTAGAGGCATCAGGGTTTGAATTTAACGGTGATGGCACGTTACCCAGGCCATCAATCCGCATTGCAAACCTGCAGAGCCAAATGACGGCTTTGCTGCTAGGCGTAAACCAAATCACGCCAGGCAATGATTTAAGTGGTGCAAGGGTAAAACGGATCCGCACTCTGAGCCGTTTTCTCGATAGCGACAACTGGGAGAACGGCGTTAATCCCTACGGCAACCCCGACTCTGGGGCTAATGCACAGTTCCCGGAAGAGGTTTACTACATCGATCGCAAGGTTGCTGAGAACAGAGATTTTGTTGAGTTTGAGCTGGTGTCGTCGTTTGATATGGCGAACACAAAGGCACCGCGCCGCCTTGTGATGCAGAACCTCTGCCAGTGGGAGTACAAAAGCAAAGAGTGTGGTTACAGCGGCTCTAACGCTTTTGACGTGGCAGGAGAGCAAATAACCTTGGTTGCCGCCACAGGTTTTGGATACTCAACGAACCAAGAAAAACTGACCGCAGATTCATCGCTGACTGAGGGCAATGAGCTTGTCTCGACTAACGGTTGGTTTGCTGCTGTAGTACAGGCTGACGGAAACTTTGTTGTTTACAGAAAGCCAGAAAAGATCCCAGCAAACGCGGTCTGGTCGTCTGAAACAAACATTGGCAGAAACGCCAATGGCTACACGCTGGTGATGCAAAAGGATGGCAACCTTGTCCTTTACAACGACGATGTAGCCCGAAGTGATTACGCTGGCGGCTCTGTTGTTTGGACTGGCTCCGATACTAATAGGCTGGGACAGATCTCGGCACTAACTCGACTAAACATTGACGGCGCGGATCAGTGGTATCCGCTTGACACTGTGAGTGGCAAATCTGGCGCGTTTACTTGGGAGCTGAAAGGAAGCAGCCCCTCAGCTGCAGGGCAGACCACAACGGCAACAAAGAACTTTACTGAGACGCATCCTGAGTACGGCAGCCGCTCTGTCAACATCACCTTCAACCTCACCTCTATTGCATTGCCCGCTGGTCACTACTCAGCGAGCAACAACAACTACACAGGCTTTGGCTGGAACACGATTACAGGCATCACGATCAACAGCCAGACTGGCCTTTGGAAGGACAAGGAAGATTGGATTGCAAAAGTCCCTATCACGTCTAACAACCCATTCCGCGACAACCATCCGACAGATGGAACCTTGCAAGAAGTTGGAGCTGGATACAAAGTCACTGCTACTGGTTTCTTAAATGCAAAGCAGCTACGCCTAAAAGATGATGGCGTTTTGGTGGTCGAAGATTCTGATGGCAGCAACGTCACTTGGTCTTCATCAAACGATCCCATCACGACAGAGCCGAAAGTTGAGCAGGTAACGAAAACACCTTCTGTAGACGCTGACGTGTGTGGCAAGCGGATCAGTGATTGCCGTAAACGTTTTCCTAGCGGTGATGCAAACGGTGGCTTGCCGTTTGGGTCGTTCCCCTCTGTTGGTTTGAACAACTGATGGAAGATTGGCAAAAGGCTGCAGTGCAGCACGCTGAAGCGGAAGCGCCAAAGGAGTCTTGCGGATTGCTTGTCATGCTTGACGGCGCTGAGCACTATTGGCCGTGCAAGAACCTAAGCAATGAGGATGACGTTTTTGTCCTTGACCCTATGGGCTATGCGGCTGCAGAAGACACCGGCAAGGTGCTTGCGGTTGTTCATAGC